AATCTGTATCCATCATAATATCTAGATCTTGCATTAGTTTGAGTATCTCCGGGGAAATAGAAATCTGAAAATCCGATAGCAACGGATGCTAAAGATTTGTCCAAAATTTCATTTTTATTCGCAAGAATTAAATTTCTAGAATCTTTATATCTATTAGAATCTGGATTAGTTGGATCCGGAATCAAGCTAAAATTAAATACTTGATCAACTGTTGATTGATATAAAGTTGGGGGACTCTGATTGTTTATAATATATTGACTAATAAATTTAACATAATTGTATGCAAATAAAGTTTCTTCAGTCTCATTACTGACATATGAAACTCCTGCGTTCCAATAATATACACCAGCCTCTACAGACTTATTATTAGAATTATATTTAATATCATGTGATATTGCATCAACTATGTAACCAACATCTCTCTTACACTTTGCCTGATCATAAGTTGTACTTATCCCTATATTTGGATAATTATATTCAACAAAAGCTACAACTTCCTCTTGAATAAATTCTCTATTTAAATCTAATAAATCAGAAGCATCTGCAAATCTACCTCGTAAATATTGTTCCGAAGTTCCATCAAATTGATTACTTATATCATCAATTTCAATAACCTTATTTGTTTTGTTTACTATATAAGGACTTAAATCAATCCCTCCATCAAAAAATATATTTTGAGTAGATCCATCTAATCCAACTTCCTCTTCATAAACTCTAGCAAAATTTTTCCTTATATTTAATGGTACTATGGAATCAATATTAATAAATGTAGAAGAATCAGTCTCTAATAATTTAGGCTTCATATTTGTTGATTTAGAAATACCGACATTAACCTCATTCAATGTTGGTTCAGTAAAAATTTCTAAATCAGAAAATTCTTTGAATCCCGATGGGTGTACAATCGACCTTACAGATTCTCTCCAGACATTATACGGAATGTTTCCTCTAATTGAGTAAGAGAATTTTTGATAGTAAAAATTGTCAGATATTCTTTGAGAATAATCATTTAAAATTCCGGAAGATAGATCTATAGAAGATGTTTTATCACGAGAAACTCCTAAAGTTGCATATAAGTTAAATTTATCAAAATATTCGACTGTTCCATTAACTTTAGATATTTCGCCAAAAATTTTATCCTCAACATTTATTTCACCAGAAATATTTTTTAATCTCATCTGATTGAGTCTATTATCCCAACCATTTTCCATTACTACGCCAGAAAATGTTGCTGAAGATATTTTTTCATTGGATTTATAACTAACATCATCTTTTAATATCATATCAAAAACAGGCATATCGTTCTTGTTAATGACTACACCTAATGAAAAATCTCCATCATATACACCAAACGATCCCGTTGAGATGCCGGTCATGTCATAGGTTATGGTATTATTTGATGTGTTTATGCCTACAACATCGAAAAATACATAATCATATGCGGAAGAATTATAATTTGCCAATCCGGAAGTAGATGATGTTAATCTACAATTTTCAATAAAAATTTTGTCCCCAACTGAAAACGGATAAACATAAGAAGTAAGGCCAAATCCAGAGGATATAAAAGGAGTATTTGAAGCTGGATTATTCGTCAACTCTAATGTTACCAAGTTTCCGGCTACAGAGATAGTATCAATTTCATATCCATTTGAATTATGTATTGAAACTATTTCAAGAGGACTAGATATGGAAGTAGAATTTTTAATGACCTCTACCGAAACTATAGATCCTCCAGCTATATTAGAACTTAATTCTATTCCACTAGAATCATTTTTAATTATTAACTTTGGTGGAGTATTATATCTTTTACCACCAGTAATTATTCCAATGTAATCTATGGTGCGTATATCTTTTACGCCAACAATAGTAGGTACACTTAGAGAAGGCGAAAGTGTTGGATCGGTAGGATAATCAAATCCATCTTTTACCCTATTGAAAGTTTCAACTCTTCCAATATTTGGAGATATAACCTTTATAACCGCATTTGTTCCATAATCACTTTTAACTTTCTTAACTGTTGGTAATTTCTTATACCCTCTACCTGGGAAATTGATTTTTAAGTTTGATATTGGTCCTAAAGCATTAGTAGATGTGGTTTTATAAGAAAAACTTGTTAAATTCTCATTAATAATTTGTTTTTCAATTTCTTTTAATTTTTTAGTATTATCAAATATAAATGTTCTATTAGAAGGGATAGTTGTTACTACAAATTTATCATTAAGTTGATGATTTATTATTGAAATTTTGTTACTAGATAACACATCGTAATCTGTAGATATTTGTCTTTTACTTTCTTCTGAAGATCCTTGAGATAAGAAATTATAATAAATTGGGAAAAACTGCTCAGAAAGGTCTAGAATAACTTTTGCTCCAGAATTTCCCGGAATTCCTTCTCTATTAACAAAGAACCCAGTTCTTTCATTAATTCGTTCAATGAAATTTACATCATAATAAAATTGTAAATTTAAATTTAATAAACTTGAGTCAGATAAGTCAAATTCTATCTTTGTTGTTCTTATGCAACTAATTTGAGGATTAATGAAATATAATTTTTGATTGGAACCGCCGACAGAAGAAAAATCAATGAAATTAGATTCATTTATATCACTTCTATATTGACATAACTTTATTGAATTAAAACTAGTTTTTGAAACATAATAAATTCCATAATTGGACAATCCTCCAATTGGAGATTGTGAAATATAAACTACTTTATCACCCGTTTCTATATTACCATCATATGAAGAAAGATCTATTGAATTATTAATTATAGACACATCACTATCAGAAAACCCAATTTCTCTCATTAAAATTTTTCTATTTACCGGATCAAAAATTACTTTTATAACTTCATTGTAATCAGTGGATACATTAAACTTTATAATATCACCAACTTCCAAATTATGATCGGAAGTTGTAGTCACTATTCCAATCGTTTTTTGTAAAGTTCCAGTAATTTTGGGATTTAATGTAGTTAGTGAGTGGGCAGCTCCAATTACACCATAAGCTTTTTCTTGATCCCAAAATTCTAAAGAGTTATTATTAGTACCTATACCTATAGAACTTGTAAATCCAATAGTAGATAACCCAATATAATCCCCACCCAAGTTTACCGCATAAACTAATTGATTATCCTCTAGTTTAAAAGAAACAGCAGATCCAACATTGTTTACATATAAAGATGTTCCTGCAAATCCTGATCCAGAGTTATAAATTAGTGGTTGTCCGGTATAAAACTTGTGTCCAGGTAAATATATACTTCTAGGTGGAATAAATCTGGTTTCAAAGGAACTAGTTCCAAATCCAACAACAGTACGAGTTGAACCACTTGTGCCGATACCTATAGAAAATTTTGGATCAAAAAATGTAGTATAGTTTTGGAAGGTAAGATCTCCTACATCTCCCGTTGGTATTTTGAATTCCCTTGGTAGTAACACAACATTATCAATACCAACTGTATGAATTCCGGTATTTTGAAGTCTATTTACATAAAATCCAGATCGTTTGAAATCAACATCAGTAATCAATAAAATTTCTGTTCCTATACCTATAAAATCATTAACTTTAAATCCGTTAATATCTTTTAATTTTATAAAAGTAGATATGCCTGTAGAAACTTCATCATCAATGTTCTCAAGTAATTGAGATTCTTTTTCTTCAACTTGAGCATATTGAATTCCTTCAAAATTAGATGCAGTAATTGTAGAAATACCACTAATTAGAACTGGTTGACCATTCGTAATTCCATGTGGAGAAGATGTTTTTACAATTGTATTGGGAATTCTTATAAAAAATTCTGAATTTTCTATTTTATCTTCAACTAAACTAAAATCTTCAATTTCCCTACCTTCCAATTCACTTACAACTATATTTGATTGTATGCCCTCAGTATCAGTTATATCCAAATCTACAGGATCATTTACTTTATAATTATCTCCAGAAGAAAATATAGAAACATCCACTACTTTACCAGAATTTATAGATGTTACAGTAAATTCTTGTTTATATTCTTCTAATACTTTATCAATTAGTTCATAATATGAATTAGATCTATTTAAATAATATGGACCAACATTTCTAGTCAAATTAGTACCAAAAATATTAGAATTTTGATTAAATGATGGCAAAAAGTTTTCTTTTACTGGTTTATTATAAAAATATGGCCCAACCACATATGGATATCTTGGGACAGATTCATTTGAAGCGTTAACATCTATTGTAGAAAAATATGCATATACTCCATTAGGATATTCTGGAGTTATTGTAAATCTACCATTATGTTGATCAAGATCCCCAGATCCATCATATAGATAATCATTGATAAAAAATCCGTTTTCAAATAATGGAGGTCTTTTACCAGGAGTTAAATCTACATTTAATATATAACTGGAATTCATTCGTCTTATGAATCCACCAGTAGTAGTATTATATGCATAAGGTCCATAGATTGGGTTTCCATCATATGCATATCCCAAAATAGGAGAGTGATTTAATATTCCAATATTTTCTTTATTATCATCGCCAAAATTATCTGTTAATTGAAATCTTAGGTTTTTTGGTACATAAAAATTAATAAATTGCAATCCAAGTTCTGGATTTTTACTTACATGGGTAATACCATCGTCTTGATTGTTAATAATATTTTTACTTTTCAATACCTGATTAATTTTCCATTCATTTACATTTGCTAAAAATTTAGCATTTCTTCCTCTATTTTTTAATGTGAGAATGGTATTTGATGAATCATACCCAACCCCACCAAAAACGATATTTACAGCAACCAATTTACTGTTTTCTACAATTGGCTCTAATTGTGCGTAGTTTCCATCACCAGAAACTATTATTTCAGAGTTTGTTCTAAATCCATTTCCTCTTGATATAATTTGAACATCAACTATTGATCCATCAATTATAATGGGTTTTAAAATCGCTTCAGATGTGATACTTGCAATCCCAGTATTGGGTCTTCTATGATAGTTAATAATATTAGTACAACCATACCCTATTCCACCATCCTCTACATAAACATCTTTAATTGATCCCAATACAATTGGTTTTAATTCCGTCTGTATTATTGTCGTAGATCCTATTGCAGATTTTGATTCCACATGTATTTCAATTGGTGGATATCCGATAGTATGAGTACCAATTCCCAAGGAATCTAATTTAACAAACTTATTTTTAATGTAGTTTTCATTATTTAAGTTTGTACTGACCCCGGAATTATATAATCTAAATTTATTATCATCAATTACTTTGACTTGGTAATATGATGATGATGTTAAACCACTTATTGCAGTATCTGAATAATCATATATGACATATTCACCATTTGAAAATCCATGATTTTTTGCAAAAATATAAGAATCAAAGGTATTAATACCAGAAGTTCTATTGTCACCAGAAAGTATAGAGGGTACTTTTACCTTTCTATTTGAGTATCCTTCTCCAGGATTTTTGACATAAATTTTTGTAAAAGTATTTTTATTTTTTAAAGTTCTTATAAAGTGAAATCCAGAAGAAACTCCAACGATATCTATTTCATTGGTTTTTTGTAAGGCATCAATTCTATTATTAAATAGTTTAATTTTGTTATCTGTCAAAATGCCAACAAAATAAGTTGAACTATCAATAATACCTGGGATATTGTTATTTTTATTTGAATCATAGATAATTTCTTCCCCATCTTCAAATGGAATAGAAGTTAAAAATTGTATTGTATTATTTGCTGGAGTTACATTTAAATCTGCTTTAAATCCTGTAGAAACTTGAGTACTAACAAAATTAGATTCTAATACACATCCTTTGCCATTTCCACCTGTGATTGTAATTTTTGGTTTTTCTTGATATCCATATCCAGCATTTAATATTTTAATCTCTCTTACTGTTCCAGAAAGATTTACATGAGCCTTAACGCCGGATCCAGACTCATCTTTTATTTCTATGGGAGGAACATCAATTACATCGTAATCTTCACCAACATTAGTGACATCGATAGATGTTACACCACCATAATAAATGTTTTCATCAAATAAAGTTGGAGATAATAATTCAACACCATTTACCAATAATCCAATTTCTCTATTAAATGTAGTTCTTTCATTTAAATCATCAAATGTTGCTTTTATTCTGTTGAATGGGAATTTTTTCAACAATTTTTGATGATTTAAAGTCTTATTCTGATATCCAGATTTATACAAAGTATCACTAGTTATTCCAGAAGTACTTTGGACATATTTTTTTGAAAAAACATCAGATTTACTATAAGATAATTTTAATCTATTGTTGTCAATTTTTGTAGCATAGTAAAGTCCGGTCAATATGCCAGATGATGCTTGTGGTTGATAGTATACTAGTTCACCACTTAAAAAGTCATGGTCAACAACATTAAAAGTATCTGTAATGGATACTCCTACATTAGTCGATAGACTTTTTTTATTATCGGTAGAAAAAATAGTATAATTTGGTAATCCTGACGATGTTACATAAAAATATTTTTCTTCTGCATCGATATATGTATTTTGAACTCCCGTAGGTATATTACTAAGATTATCAAAATAATCATTGTAATGATTTGCTTTATAAATCCTTTTTCTTATTGCAGTGGATTTTAAAATATCAAAAGATCCAGAATTTAATACTTGAATTAAAACTTTTTTACTATATTTTTTTATTATATCTGACGCAGAATACTCAATAGAAATAATTTTAACTTCAAGAGTATCTCCTGATGAATTTACTAATAAAATTGGTTCTCCGTTATAAAAATAAATTTTATCAAATAATTCAATTCTATATTTTGTAGAATCAACTTGAGATATGATGTTAATATTATGATTTGTTGGCAAATTATAAATCCAACTATTAAACTCATATTCATCAAATAAATCTCTACCAAAACCTGATAGAGATATTGTATCACCAACTCTTAAATTTGATGTTTTAGAAAAATCGATATCATCAATTACATTAATAACTCTAAAATTAATTTTAGAAGTATTACCTACTCCAACATAACTAAAAGCAAATTTTTCTTCTACTAAATCTAATCCAAAACTTAAAGGTTTAGTTACATTAGTAACTCCAGTAAATTGATTAACAGTTTTACCAGAATAATTGATTGTAATATAATCAGAATCTTCTGGTTTTACTAAAAGTGATCCAGAATTAGCAAATCCTACTGTAGAGTCAACTAAAATACTGTTACTATTTACATCAACTTCTTCCAATACTCTTGTTTTACCTGAAACCTGAAAATTACCACTAAAGGAAGTACTATCTAAAGAAATCTCATAAAAATTCTTATTAGCTACTGGTCTATATTCAACATTAAAAATTGAAGCGCTGACTGTACCTATTCCTGTTATATTTTGGAATAAAAAATTACCTTTGATGTCCGTTGGATTGCCGCCAGAAATTTTTTCTACAAGAATATTTTTTGTTATAAAATACGAATTTGAAGACGGGGACAGAGTAAAATCTTGGGGTTTTATTATTTCGATATCGGAACCATATAATACCTTAAATAAAAGTTTGTATGATTGGTCCGTCCCCTTAGAAGCATACAAATCTTTAATTTTATATGATATATTTTCTATCGATATATTTTGATAAAAATCTCTAGACTCAAATCCTGGTAAAAATTCATACTTAAATTTTTCAAAAAATTCAATTAAAAATAAATTGCTTAAATTCTGAACAACATCTCCAGATGAATGTTCAGAAGACTGAGTAGAAGAAAATACGACGAATTCTGGATTGTCTAATGCTTTTAGATTTTCAATTCCACTAAATCCTCTAATACAACCTTCAAATGATGTGTTTGTCTTTGAAATGTATGTTATAATTTCATCATTAATTTTCAATAAACCATAAGAATCTGGCCAACCTTTGGTTGATGTTACATTTATTGTTTGATCAAATCTTAAAATATCAGATGTTAAAGTAGTTTGTTCTATTAAATCAATATTATTAAATTTTTTGGTATTTTTATACTTAACAATATTGGAAATAATATCAATTGGACCCGACTGGTGTTCCAAAGATTTATAATACTGATCAAGAAACTCTACAAGAAGAGGAGACTCTACAGATAAAAATTCTGGAATTTGGGATTCTATAATAGAACCAATCTTGACTCTTTTAATTTCTGACATTTTATCTCGTATACTTTCCGTTTAGGTAACTAGATGTGGCTACATATTGAGTGGCAGAAGAATTTTCACCAGAACTAACAACATCTTCTACAATATTTACCACAGAAGTTTTGACATCTAATTGTAAATATAGATCTTGAAGTCCTATGACATCATTAGATTCTGGAATTGCTTGAACTTCAACAAATCCATTACTTAAGACTGAAGATGTTATATTTACAACATCCAATCTAATTTCACCTTTAATATAATCAACTGTTCCCGCATTATTTTTAATAATTACAGGTAAATTATTTTCTAATTTAAAGAAAAATATAGTTCCAGTTTTTTTATTCGTTGAAGATGGACTATCTGCCATGTAAATAACATCAGATACCCCATTAATCAAAAATCCTGTGGATTTTACAGAATATCCTCCATCTTTAGTATGTATTCTATTTCCAAAACAAAGTTCATAAGTTGCAAAAGAATTTATTTCTGGATTTAAATCCCGTCTCATCTTGACTTTTGTTATATTAGATGTAATTGATTTATCACAGTCATCAATAAGTCCTACAATTTTACTATACTTAAATCTACCACCAAAACTATTAACATCTTTAGAGTTTGAATATTCAGTTATAGTATCAACTATTTTCGTTTTTACTATTTCTGGATTACTTGATAAATTTGCATTATAGTAAGCAGAAATATCTAATTCAATATAAAGATATGATAAATCTACAATTTCCGGTCTAATTCCAGCTATTGAATATTTTTTAATAGTATTTAATATTGTTTGTTTTGTAATTTCGGATAAAAATGTTCCATTTCTTGGTTTTATGGATATAAAAACTTTTCCATACTCTGGAGGATCTAATTCATCTCCACCATAAGCATTAACAGACTCTACATTTGGATAAACATATGGAATGAGAGCTTTATAATCATTTGATGTTACAGCACGATACTGAGAGGCAAATACTTTTGGAGAAAAATATTTAATAGAATCTACGGACTCAATTTCATCTCCGCTTTCTGATTTTGATTGAGTTGTTAATAAAGAAATTCCTGTTGTAACATCGAATAAATTATTATCTTTTAGTCTACCAGAAAATGTAAAGTTTGAAGCCCCATTACCCGAAGATCCATTTGTAACAATATAAGTTACTTCTATTTTACTACCATTCTCTGGTTTTTTTCCTATAATATTATCTCCAAACCTTATCTCATATTTTGCGTCTTCAACTTCTTGAATTAAAAAGAATCTAATATCTTTACCAATATTTAATAAACTATCATAAACAGAATAAACTTCAGTTACTGCATTAGTAACTTTAACTCTAATTGAAGTTGTATCAATATTAACATTAGGTAAAATAAATCTTTGATTTGTTTGAGATTCGTCTACGATAAAAGTACTAGTTAAAAATATTCCTTCATAGATAGGCAAATTATCAAAAATGGCTATTCCATCAGTATTAACTGGCGTTGTAATATCCTCTGGAATTGAAAAAATATAATTACCATTTGTTACAGCTCCAAGAGCAACTTGCCCAGCAAGTAATTTTACAGTTCTAGCGTTGGTTTGACTCATATCAACGGTAAAACTAACATTTGCTCTTGAAGATCTTCTTGATCTAGGCAAATAACCAATGTTTCTAGAAAGTGAAACTACATTTTCTCTGAGAGTTGCACTCTCCAAAAACATTTCATTAACTGCCATGTTAGTATTATAGGCAGTTATGTAGCTATTATACGCTAATAAATCTATTAAAACTGAAAAATTAGATCCTTCAAAATCAAAATCGGTAAAATTTTGATTTGCACGCAAATAATCCTTGATCTGAGTCCTTAGATCACTGAAGTCTAAATTTGTAAATTGATTAAATGACATTAGACTCTAGTAGGTTGTAGTATAAAATCTACAGTTTGAGTTGGAATAGGTAATCCAATTACATCATACGCAATTCTAACATTAAATTCATTAGAATCCTCAGGATATGTTACTAAAACAGAAGCCAAAGAGATTCTTCTTTCAAAGTTTTTCAAAAGAGTTTTAATATCCAATTCAAGAGAATAAGCTACCTCTGGGGTTTGTAATTCAAACATGGAATCTTCAACTCTAGATCCTATTAAAGAATTAAAAAATCTCTCACCTATTCTGGTTCTAACCAAATTAACAACAGATTTTTTAATCGCATCAGCATCATTAATTGCAAGAATATCATTAGTTACAGGATTTCTCACAAATGAGAGACTTATATCTTTAAATTTGCGAGAAATCCTGGTCATCACTCAAACTAAGGGTATTTATTATATGTATAAGACCATTTTACCATTTTTTCCCATAGGTTGGTTCAGTACCATATGACCAATCATCATAATCTTCATCATTACGAATCCTTTCATGCAATTCTGTTTGTTTTTTCAAGTCATGTTTAACAGCCAAATCATGCATAACCTCCTGAATTACTCTTTTTTCTGGAGTTTTTACATAATCCGTAATCAATCTAGTGGTTCCCCACATTTCTCGCATGTAATTTAAATCTCTATCTACTGGTAAATTTGACATTTTTAGCTCCTGATTTAAAAAATCAGAACTTTTTACGGGGTTGCTATCCCGAAATGTCAATTTTGTTCTTTAAGTTCGTTAACTTGATCATCCATAGACATTTTTCTAAGATGAGGCATATAATTTAATGCAATATTATACAACTCTTTTTCTACATCATAAAGATATTTTTCGGCAACCCCATCACTACCCTTTTTGTGAGTATCTGGCCTATTATTAAAGTCCATTTTAATCCTCCTCAGTGGTTTTTTCTATATATTCGTAATCGTCTCCAAGAATTTCTTTAAGATAATCTTCCGTCCAATAAGTATAGTATTCAGTTTGAAGTAATTTTTTACGAATTTTGCTCAATTTTATCTTTGATTGACACAAAATTAAGTTATATTTTTCATTATTTGTCTTTATACCTCCTATAAATGTATCTCTGGAGGATAAATCTGAGAAAAATTTATAATATGGAAACTTTTCATTGTATAAATTTACCCATTTTTCAACCTGATCCGCTCTCCAGAAATGTTCAATAATAAAAATGATGACATCATGACCTGGTTCGGGCACGATATCATCAATTGGAGTCTCTACAATTAAAGTTTTTGAAGCAGAAGCATATGGACATACTGCAAATCCACCTAGTTCAGGCCTATTCTTGGATACTTCTTGTATCCATTTATGAATATATGCTTCTTTTTCTGTCATATCAACCTGCAGCTAGTGGTGAAGCAGGATTTGGTTTCGATGGAGCAACTGTTCTAGAATTTGCAGCTACATTGTAATCAAATACATTTGCAGTTTCCGAAGTTACTTCTGGAGAGTCTGCCGCAGTTGGTCCTACTTTTGGTGTTGTTTCTGACATTTGCCCGTGTAATTTAATTTAAAATTATTTAGACTTTTTATTTTTGTTTGCCTTTGCTTGAGTATGAATACCCTTATATCGTTTATC